AACTGCATAACTCATACTACTGTTAGCAATTGTACTCCACCGATCTATCGTATGGTAGCCGCCCCCCGTAATGGCTGCACTCGTCCCACGTTGTGCCACTTGCATAGCACCATTGATTATTATATTCCGATTCCCCAGTTGACCGAGGTTCACGCCGTTGTTGTCAATTGTTGAAATCGCCATTTATTTATTCCTTATGGTTTTGTAGGCCACGTCACATCATCTAATGATGTTGCACTTGATGTAATGTCACGTAGTGCTTGTCTGTATGCAGTCTGTGCATCTGTCATCGTATGATCAGACCCTGCCCACCAATCAGTAACGGCAATCAAACGATCACGTTCTGCCCTGAGTGCCTTCATAGGTTCAGCCGCAATAAGTTCATCTTTCTTAGCTGATACTGCCGACCAAGTTGTACCCCAATCAGATGGGTCTTGGCTCTCAATAGCTGAACCATTTGCATCTGCGCCAGTTACTTTGGCGTACATGGTTGTAAACTCAGCTTCTGTTGTTGGTTCGCCACGGAGTACCCACTCTGTAACACCCAACTCTGATAATGCTGTTGATATTGTTGTCATTTTATTTGGCCTCCTTTAGCCGTTATTTTTGTATTTCGTACACTACAAATGAAGATACAGATTGAAAGTATGCAGATGAATTAGAGTCAGATTGACCTCTATTAATAGCTCCACCATTGTAACAACTTGCTTGTATCAGCCATGTTATAGGAGTTGTTGTATCGGGGGCAGATGTATTGTCTACATACTCACCACTCACATAGAAGGCTTGGTAAGAGTTTGAACCCGTAGTGTCTCCAGATTTGTATGGGTTTACATGGGCTGTTGTTGCTTGTCTACTTTCAACCCCTGACGCTATATAGTCACTTTGGATATTGCTATCACGCAGTATGCGAAAGCCCATAGAAAAATAGTTACAAGAAATAGAGAGAGATGGTTTTAGTATAAATATACTGTTTGTTGATTTAGGTGTAAGTGTTACACTTAGGTTTGTAACATTAGTATAATTATAAGTGCCTATACTCATGTGACCTGTAAAAAGTCCATTATCAACCTGTAAAACATTACCTGATGTATTAATCCCTAAGTCAGCCGCCGTTGGTGTACCACCATTGGCTTTCTGTAGAGTATCGACTTTTAATATACTGGTCATTGTGCGATCTCCTCCAACATAAATGTAAAATATGACGTATTATTTTCTTGCCAAATAGCATTGTGTCCTCCTCCACCAGTTCGGGTTCTGAAGAATATTCTATATGTTGCAGTTGTGCCTTCTGGGGTAGGATCAATAACACATATACTATGTGGTGCTGTATTCAGTGTTGTACTGTTATATACTTGTTGTAATCCAAATGCTGCTCCGCTAACTAGATCATTAGCAGTGGAGTAAGTTGTGCTAGAAGTTCTACAAATAGTTTCAATCATGCCAGTAGGGAAAGCGGCAACATATGCGTGTCCTCCCTGTAAGGATATACGCACTTTACTGTTTGAGTGTTTAAGATTTATTGTTAAGCTAACTCCTGTGTTTACATAAGCACTTGAGGTAGTAGCAATCATACCAACACTTTGAGGTTCCCCTCCTACAACCTGTATAACATGCCCTGCAATATGCACACCATTGCCACTGGTCTTCTCAACGACGCTATCGACTTTTAATGTACTCATTGTGCGATCTCCTGTAGAGTTATGGTAGTAGTTTGGAGACCATCCCTGTTCCAACTTACAGTTCCAGAACCTGCGTATCTCTTCATATGAAGTGTATATGTTGTACTGCTTGTAGTCGCAGGGCTATCTAAAAACACAGTTGTTAAAGGTACATACTTATTAGACTCCAAGTATATACGTTTGCCTGAGTCAGAAGTTTCTACTTGTGTAGACCCTCTAAAGATTTTCCATGAGCTAACCTCCGTTGCACCACCTCCAGCAAAACCTTCCATACCCCCATTAATAGTAATAAGGATTTTACTGTTATTAAATTTAGGAGTTATTGAAGCAGTACATCCAGTAGATACAAATGACCCTGATTGTGTAGTGGTAGTTGCTGTACTAGCTACGGAAACAACCTGTACTACATGCCCTGCCGCATAAAGTGTCTGACCACTAGGTATTATCACCTTGTTTGCATTAGACCCAGATGTTGGCCCTATTAAGTTTTCGACTTGTAATGTACTCATCTATACCACCGTTAAGTTTCCATTGACCGTTAGGGTTACACCAGATGCTACAGCCAAAGGCCCTGCCGCACTAGCGTTTTCGTCTGCGTCAATTGTTGTGTCCGTGCTAAGAGTTTGATCGTTAATTCTAAATATAGCAGTTTCAATCTTAGTTGTCGTGCTTAAAAACTTAGGTGCTATAACGTTCCCCCCGAACGCACCACCGTTAGATGCGCTTACCGTGTCTGCTATAGAACTAATGTCATACGCTACAATCTCCACAATGTCAGAAGCCGCGGCTCCCGATCCAAGGACCACGGACGTTTTAGTTGTGGCCGCGTAATCCGTTACGGGAACGAGAAGCGTTCCGTTTAAAAATACATCGACATATGTTGCGTCTGCGTAGGCGAGTGTTAGCCCGTTACTATCAGCACCGCTAAAGGACGTCTGACCACCCGTAGCAGAATAGATGAAGCGGTTTCGTACACCTACTCCCGGTTGTCGTCCTTGATATGCCATTTGTTTATCCTTTGTTATTCATTGTTGTTTCTGACCCAATCTCTGAGTGGGTTATGCTGTCACATAAGTTAGTGTTCCAATCATACGTGCGCTATTCTTCCAAAAGCTAAGTCCTAATTGAGCAGTAGATACTGCTCCTGTAGTGTAACTTAGTCCCAGTGAACTACCCCCTATATCAACTCGTACTGCTATATAAGTTAAAGATGAAGCCGCATTTGACCAATAAGAAACAGACCCTGCTTGACCTTGAGACGAACCACCCGCCGCAAAAGGCAATCCGCCTATTGAAGAACCCGGTGCAGAACTATTTATTGCATTTATTGTCATGTCAAATGATGCAGTAACCAATCGACCTACTTTTATATATTGCCCTGTTCGTGCGAGGTAAGTAGCATTACCTGCAATATTAGGAAGCCAAGTTCCCTCCTCGTAATCATTCAAAGCGTTAGCGGCGGCGGTGTCTCCGTGAAATTTTAGTCCATCACTGTCAATGCGGAGTCTTTCTGTGTCGTTAGTATTAAACTTTAAATACCCGCTGGCTCTACCATCACCATCAATACTTGAATATGCGGCTGTTGCTGAGTCTGTTTGTAAAAAACCAAGCCTTGAAAAGTTATTGCTACTATTTCTTAAAGCTATAGCGTGGTTACTACCAGCAGTTCCCGATTGCACAGTTAAGGGGTAACTTGAATCCGTACCAATACCAACATTTTCTGAACTGTCCACAGTTATGGCGGTAGCATCAGCCGCGCTAGAGTTTATTCTATTTATTTGATCTGCGGTATCTCTTGCGCGACTCATGTTAGTCTCCTATATTTCTGCTGCATCCATTGCTGTTTGGTATGCAGTCTTCACTGCGTCTGTCCAAACTGCATTGCATATTGCTTGTACTTCTGTTGACTCACCTGAGATGTCCGTGTCACCCCATGTATCACCTGATTTAGTTGAGCATTGTAAGACGTGACGATGGAATGATCGGCTAATCTCTGTGCCATCTCTAGCTATCACAGTAGCTGTACGAACTTGCACATGCTTGTGATCTCCAACGACTTCAATCTTATCTTCTACTTGTGTTTCTGTAAGTGCCATATTGGCCTCCTTTGTTTTATCGTGGCATTATTGCCACCTGACTACCCAATCTCTGAAAGGGTTATGAGTTTGTAATGTAGGTTGCTGTAGCGTAGAACCTTGCGTTATTTTGGAAAAAGGCGGTGGTGTTTGAAATAGCTGATGTTGCCGTTGTTTTTGGATAAAGGTCTATTACTGAGTTATAAACTTCTCCCGTTACACCGACGGTAGAAGTGCTTACCCCGTCATAAAAAGCTATAGACAAACCAGTTGAATAACCTGGCGTATGTGGAAAGGGTATACCTGATATTCTGAATGTACTACCTGTGCCTATACTCGACGGTCTAATACCAAAATGTATAGTCACAATATTCCCTATTTTTGTATAAGTTCCTTGTTGAATATTATAAACAGCAGTACCCCCCAACGTAGGTGTCCAAGTCCCTTCTTCATAATCTTCCAACTTATTAGCCGACCCAGTACCGCCGAGGTATACACCACCTGATAGGTAAGCGTCTCTAAACTTGTAGGTTGGAGAGCCAACATCAACTTCCGAACTAGAAAAAGCATTATTCTTTCTTGGCTCAACTGCCACAGCAGTACGGCTAAATCCAATACCCGCTAGGTTTCCCCCACCCGAACTTTCTATATAAACACGCCCATTATCAGCACCAATACTACCTACAGTTGTGCCGTCTTTCTGAATTTGCATAAGATCGCCATCAGAAGTTAGTCTGTTAAGACGTAACATCGCGCCACCATCACGAGTATGATAAGCAAAACCATCTGGCTTAAATCCATGCCCTGCAATACTTTGATCAGTACTTGTAGTACCCACCAACACATTTTCTGAACTATCAATCGTAAGTGCCACTGCGTCTGCGTTATCGTCAATGCCCGGAGAGGTGAACGCACCTTGAACTGTGAGGCTCGAAGCAAACGTCGTGGCATCCGCTATCTCAGCCGGTGGTACAGTCGTCATGACCGCCGGTCCTAGGTGAACAACGTAAATGTTATTCGTCCCCGTTGGAGGCGCTGACGTAAATGTAAGCGTGGTTCCCGATACAGAGTACGCGACCGTCGGGTCTTGTATGACGTTCTCTACTACGACCCTGACGTCGTTTGTTACGGTCGGCAATGACATTGTAAAGGCGGTGGCTGAACCGTTGCCACTAAAGCTATCCTTTACTGTATTTGTATATGCTTCCGCAGGTACATTACCAAGTGTGGCCATTAGGTGATCTCCAGTATACTCATTACTACGTCAACAGAACTTGCAGTGTTCGAACTTACCTTAACACTATCTGCCGTTTCTAACACTACTTTTTGATCTCCGCCAACAATAACTATAGAACCGCCACTTGGAACTGGGGCATCTTTAATTAAATGTGTGTCGTTTGATCCGTCGTTTACCACCGCTGTAATCAAAACCTGGGAGGCTGTAACGTTCGATACCGTCAATCCGATAACCGTTGTAGCTGTTGATGAGGGGACAGTGTAGCTGCCTACCGAAGTAAGCGAAGTACCAACAGTCCGTGAAAGTTTTCTTTTAAACGTGTTTGCCATTGTCTATCCTAACCCAACGCAATTGCCAAAGCCACTGCCGTGCCAGCAGGGTCTACTTCTAAATTTGCTTGTGCGCCTGCAACGTTAGAAGCACCAGTGCCTCCATCCGCAACCGCTAAGTCTGTTATACCAGAAATTACGCCGCCTGTAATGTTTACTGACGACATTGCTAAATTAGCAGTGAAATCAAATACTGCGGCTCCGGAACCCGCACCATCTGTGTAAATTAGTTTTGTATCCCCGTTGGCTACTGTAACGTTAGCTCCTGATCCCTGTGAAAATACAGCTGATTGACCAGAGTTGTTGTACACCATGTATGTCTTTTGTGCATTGTTTGGTGCAATCGTTATAGTGTTCGTACCAGAAGGAGATCCTCCTAAAACCAGGACCTTATACATACCATCTGATAATGTACCGTCTGTAGTTGTTAGGCTGTGCGTCGTACCAGACAAAGTAATCGTTCCAACCCCAGTAAGGATCCTGTCGATAATCTGAAGGTTAACGTTTGTTGTGTCGCCCCAAGCACCCGATTGTTCACCTGTGGCGATCAACTCAATGCCGTTTGCGCTAGTGTATGTACTCGCCATCTGTTTCTCCTATGCCGCTACTTCTGTCCAACCAGGGGACTGCGACGGTGTGATTTCGTCCCAACCGGGTGTTTGCGACGGTGTTATTCCATTCCAACCTGGTGTCTGGTTCGGGTCTATTTGGCTCCAAACAAACACAGTTCCGGTACCACCAGTTGCAGAAACGCCTGTAATTGAGACATTTGCTTCCGCGACTACGGTTACAGTACCAACATTTCCCGTACTTTCCAACCCTGTAACTGGAACATCTACACGAATACCGACTTCTACGTCGCCAATCTCGCCTGTTCCGGCTACTCCAGTAGGTAAAACAATGGAGTCTGCGGCTACTACAACCGATCCAACTGCTCCTGTTCCGGCTACACCAGTAGGTATTTCAACGACACTGTTGGCTAAGACCTCTACAGATCCGACACCACTCGTTCCTACCAGTCCCGATACAGGGACATTTGCTTCCGCAGCGACTATTACAGTCCCTGTTTCACCGGTTCCAGTAGAACCCGTGACATCAACATCAGCGTTTGCGGTGACTACGACAGTCCCTAATGCACCAGTTCCGGCTACCCCTGTAGGTAGAACGAGTGCCTCCGCAATAACAACCACTGATCCGACACCGCCTGTAGCGGCAATGCCCGTAGGTAAAACAACAGCGTCAGCAGTGACGCTAACTGTGCCGACGCTTCCTGCCGCTTGTAAGCCTGTTACCCCTACATTCGCATCCGCAGATACTGTAACTGATCCGACACCACTCGTGGCGACCGTTCCCGTTACTGGGATATTAGCTTCCGCAACGATGCCAACTGAGCCAACGGCACCAGTTCCGGCTACCCCCGTGACTGTCACAGGAATAGCGGAATCCCAGGGTCCTTCAGACCATGTACCTCTGCCCCAGCCTGTGATGTCTACCATCGGAGGCTACTCCTTACGCGATGCGAATGATCGCGTTTGAAGCATCCGCTGTTGGGAACTGAATAGTAAAATCACCGTTAGTCGCCGTCTTGTCCGCACCAAATGCTAGGATAATACAAGAGTCTGTAGTGTTCGATCCACCACCTGTTGTGGTGTTGTAGATCATCGCACCGTTAGCAG